TTTGATGAAGTGAGAAAAGATAATTGTTTTACCGGCTGCCGTTGGCAGTGATATTAAAGCGTGTTCGTTGGCTGGTTTAGTTTCAAACCAATGGTGTAGGGAGTTGATTGCATCCCTTTGGTAGTATCTTAATTGCATTAATGTATAGATCCATTCTGTACTTCATAGAAATCAAACATTCTTTCTATAATGTCTGGATCTATCTCACCGCTTTCTAGCTTTGTAAGTAACATCCCGGATATAGCACTTAAGGCATCTTGTGTGCTGAGTGAATGTTTGAACACTAACTCAAGGGCAAATTGTAATAAGACCACGATCATGGTTTGTATATCTAGATCAAGTGATTCCCACTTCTCTATGTTTTTATTTAGATCCAACATAATTTGGTCTAAAGTTTCTTTGTCAAATTGATTTTCCATGTATTAAACTATAACTTATAAGGCGAGCAGTAGCTAAAGTATTACTCAGGTCGTTGAGAGCATTAGCTACTACTCGGTATTTCATCACAAAGTCCCTCTCTCTCCTGACCTGTATACAGAACTCTGCGATGAAATTCTTTTACTTGTCCCAATCAAACCCATCGTCATCGTCATCAGTAGATGCGACAGCTTCGACAGGTGTTTCTGGAACAGGTTTTGGTTGTTGATATGTAGGTTTTGATTCAGCTTTAGGATTGAACTTAGCGATGACATTCTTATCATCCCATTTCGTACCATCACCTTTGTCTCCACCAATCTCTATTTTAAGAGTAGCATCAAAAGGTACGTTCATCATGGATTCAAGAGCTTCAAGGTTAAAGTTCTCAACATCAGGATCTAAGCCCATAGCTTTTCTCCAATTACGTATCTTGCCTTTGGAAACGTTAAGGCCGTTACCTTCAAGCATAAAGTTCTCCCAAACTTTTCTGCCAGCGTATTGAGGACCAATAACTTCAAAGGTAATATTAATCATCTTATGATTATTGGCTTTACTTTTTTTAGATTCCCAAGTCTGTGCAACCATTTCATAGTCACCGGCTGGCATGGGACCTATAGAACTTGGATCAAGTTCTTCAACATCAGTTAAATTAATTTCAAAATCACTCATTTTTTTACTCCTGTTTTAGATTTTAAAGATTCTTTTAAAGCAGTCATGAAGGCACTCCACTCTAGTTCTAAAGGGGCACTCCCCAAATCAACTCTAGACTTAGCGTCAAACGAGGCTGCATACTTGTGAAACAACTTACGTTTGCCGTAAGACACACCTCTCGTTGTTTCTTTAAAGCCCTGTCCACTTGTACGAGTTGTAACTTCGTAGTTCGCAAACAGATTAAAATCTACCCATTCCTTTATCATCGCTGATACCTTCTTGTGTAGATTCAATTCCCAACGATCATAAGGTTCTCTCTCAGGATCGTTAAAAGTTCTTATGGATACATGCGATAACAAGATGACATTCATCTTTCTTTTCGCCCCCAGGTCATCAAACATATGTAGTAATGCACGGTATAGTTCAGATGCTTCTGTGTATCCTTTACCGAAACCCAAAGCCTCGATTGATTTGACTGAATGATTTTGACACACCTTCTGATGTATCAGTTTCTCAGCCCAATCTGTGGTATCAAAGACTAAGGTTTTGTAGTTGTGTTCCTCATGCAACAATGTATTAACTTGTTTCAATACGTCATCATATGTTTGACACAAAGGAAAAGATGGTACGTCAATAAAGTTTGTTCCATCTTCTGTCTTAATAAATATTGGTCTGGGTGCTTGTGAGGCAAAGGTACTTTTACCAATACCGTTAGTCCCGGACACATTAATTTTTAATGTAGGCACTTTGATTCCTGTCTCTACTGAATCTAATAAACTCATTTTGTTTCTCCATTAGTTAGTTTGGCCACATCAACTTCTGCCAAATCGTTATTCATCAAACCCTCTTTAAGATCAAGCAATAATTTCTGTGCAATCTTTTGCATAAAAAATTCTCTGATGTCTTGATGATCGCTTGTATAAAATCTGAAAGAGCCTGATATTTCTGTAAGCATTTTTTCTGCTGACCCCTCCAAACCTTTTTGTAAAAAGTTAGCCTGTGCTTGTTTATATATTTTGTGGCTAAACAAAAATTCTTCCATTGATTGTTCGCTCATTTCTTTCCTCCCTTCAATGGATCTATAAAAGATATGTATGGCCTTTCATTAATCTTGGTTTGCAATCCCTCTTGTATCTTTTCAAATACATCTTGGTTCTCTTCCTCAATCTTTTTAGTCATGGCTGTGTCTTCAACGAACTGTGTCTTGAATGGGAAAAGATTTTTGGGTATGTCTTTCTTTACTTTGGATAAGAACTCCTGATCCCAGGATCTAGTAACTCTGTATTGCAACCTTATGTCTAAAGGTATTACGTTATTTAGAGGGACTCTAGTAGATCCACCTGTATTAGAAAGTTTTTTAATATGCTTTTGTATCTCAGGACGAGAAGCAATTTCTTTATCTAGCTCTGCACTAGCTTGTTTTAGTTCAGCTTGCTTTGTTAAATTCTTTTTCTTTTCCTTCAACAAATCCGCAAGGCAAAGGTCTGTAATTTTTTTATTAGTCATGGACTCTCCTGTTATTAGACACAGTTATAATAAACACTAGAAATTTTATGTCAAGAGAATACTTTACATTTAGTAAATAAGGATTTATTATTGCAATCAGACACGTTTCTTGGATTGCTATGTTCCATTGAATCAATGACCGATTTGCATAGCAAGTTTTGCTCGTCACCCAGAATCAAGGAGCGTGTCGCTAGATTAAGAAGAGGAGAGACATGAATTTAAAAAACTACATTGAGAAGAGGGGCGAAGAACCTTTAGCCAAAGAACTTGGTGTATCAGTAGATACAATAAGATCCTGGAGATACGGCAGTAGACAACCCTCAGTAAACCAAGCAAAGAAACTTATCAAGTTAACCGGGCATGCTCTCGATTGGGAAGGCATATACGGACCAGTAGAGGCGTAGTATGTCTCTCGATTTACAATTCAATCTCGTTGGAGACGAGATCGATGATAAGTCACGCAAAGATATGTTGGCTTCATATTATGAAAACAACTTTCATCTTATACCTTGTGGTTCAAGGGACGATGTAATACCAGATTATTTCAAAGCAAGACATCCCAACGAGGAAGAAGATGTTCTTATCAAACGATGGTCAAAGACTCCAAGAGTCAAATGGTCTGATTATATAACCAATCAACCAAGCAAAAGAGATATAGGCAGTTGGTACAAACAGTTTCCCAAATGCAATTGGGCTGTTGTAACAGGCATCACCTTTGTTGTATTAGATGCAGACTCGCAAGAAGCTTGTGAATTTGTAGAGTCAGGCAAGATTACAAGAACGCCTTTGAAACAAAGAACGCCTCGTGGTGGCTATCATTATTTCTACGCAATCAATCCTAATCTTACAATCAGAAACACAACAGGCAGACTAGACATCAGAGGTGAAGGTGGCTACGTCATGGTAAGCCCATCAAACAAATACATGTTTGAAACTGTAGACAACATCATCATAGATTCTATAGATGATTTACCTGTGCTCAACAGTCAGGATATGAATGTTATCTATGACTTCAACAACGATGGCAAGATCAATCTAGATAACAAGACACCTCTATCATTAGATGGTGTGCAATCTGGAATGCGTAACGATACGTTGGCAAGGTTGGTAGGCAAATGGATTCTAGAAGGTTGGGGTATGCGAGAAGTCATCATCAAAGCATTGGACTGGAATCAAACCAATACGCCACCTATGAGTGTGCAAGAAGTATTACATACAACCAATAGTATTTGTTCCGGACATCTTAAAAGAAACCAAGAAGATACAGACGTTGGTATATTGAAATGGAATACAAGCCAATGGCAGATAACACTAGCTGACGAACTCAAGGAGATTATGGATCAGGAGGATCCAATAGACCAACAGAAGAAACAAAAGGTAGTTGAAAGAGATCCACTAGGTTTAA